TTATCTAAACTGAATAGCCTCGATGCGTAACTCCTGGCCTACAGTTCCAAGCGTTGCTACTCCGTCTGCTTTTGTCCAGTCTGTCCATCCGGAACTCTGGATATGAACACGATATTCAAAGTCTCCTTCGAAGCATAAGCATTCGATACGTTTCTTTTCTCCAACTGTACCGATAATCGTATCTTTGGTGATCGTGCCGTAATCTACCCAGCCTTTACTCTGGATGTGAGCTTTTGCTTTGATGTTCTTTCCGTATGGGTTGATCCGGATCGCTTCCAGGCGTAATGCATGGCCGGTGATACCAATCACCTTCTCTGCGGCTTTTGGCGGCAACCATCCTTTGCTCTGTACGTGTGGCTCGACGGAGAACATGGATTTCTTAATCTCCAGTGCTTCCATCTGCAGTCCTTTTCCGGTCGTACCAGCCCACTCTCCGTTGTTGGCCCATTCGCTCCAACCAATGCTCTTCTGGTGGACCCTATACAGATAGAACGATTCCTTTCCGGTGATCCGGATTGTTTCCAGTCTTCTGTTCTGTCCAACTGTTCCAAGCAAAGTATCTTTGGTGATGTTCTTGTATTCTTTATTACCAGTTCCTTTCATGTGAATGACAACATCAGTCTCTCCGTTTGGCTTAATATGAAGTGCTTCAATCCTACGGTTCTGACCGGTAGAGCCTACCATCAAACCATCGGACTGCCAGTTGCCCCATCCAACGCCTCTCATGTGAGCCTGGTATGAGATTGTACCAAACTTATCGGTCTTGTTCTGGAATACTCCACCGGCCTTGATTTCTCCGTCGATTGGTTCTGCTTTCTTCTTAACTGGTGCTACCGGTGCTGCTGATGCAATACCGAAGGACTTAAGGATTCCTCTTGCCAGATCATCAATTTTCTCATTGAATTTCGTAAGATCTGTTTTGTTTGTAATGAATCCATTTTCCAGAAGTCTGTAGCTGTAACCTTTCGCAGCTGCACGATTAACATTGGCAAGATGCGCCCTGCCTACAACCTTGTTTGCTCTGCCAGGGAAGAATGTTACGATGAAGTTGGCGAGTGCTGTATCATATGCATCCGGATTATATCCTTCTTTAATAATTACATGACCACCTTTGGCTGTCGATACTCCGCTGTCCATATGAAGTTCCAGGATCTGCCAATCCTTTGAGATTTTGAGTGAGCTGATGCCTTTGTCGGCATACCAGTTCCGGCTTGTATCTCCAAGGGTAACATTGCTTCCTCCGTATGCTGCAATTCTTCTTGCAAGCGCTCGGACTCTCTCTGCTTCTGTGTAACCATATCCGACAGCTCCACTGTCACCAGCTCCGTGTCCAGCTATTAAAAATAAATGTGCCATAATTGCTCCTTTCCGTGCGACGTCGCACACTATATAATATGTCAGAGGGCGAATAATCGCCCTCTACTTGCACTGCTGTTTATATAACTGATTTGCTCCTGTCGCCGCTAATCCGCTGGCCATTCCGACTGCAACTGCATCGATCATATCGCCGGCCGGAAAGTCCGGCATTGTGTAGAGTCCGGCAACGCCCAGAACTCCACCACATACAGCCATGATGACCGGAATCCATTTGTCTGGAATTTTCTCATATGCCTTGCAGCCAAGTCCAATTACATAACAGATTGCTACGATCCCTACTACTGTTCCTAATGTACTAATATCCATGCTTAATCCTCCTGATCATGCGCTTGCTTATTTATATGCTTCTGAATCTTGTCTATTGCTTCTGTAACAGGTCCATTACATCCCTGTTCTTTCAAACCTTTCAGACAAGCCAGAATTCCATAAGTAAGCAAACATTGTTCTGATTTCATTCTCTCTATCTCTTTATCCTGCTCATTCTGTCTTAAATACCACTTGTATACTGCGAAAACAGCGGAAAAGATAACCACTACGGCCGTTAATAAGCTTCCAGCAGTAATGATTGTGTTTACGTCTACATACACTCTATGTACCTCGATTCTTTAATTTTGCGCATAAAAATAAGACCTTTCGGTCTTGCCCTGATATGGAATATCAACAGTGTGAACTTCCACACCACCTGTTGAATCAACACCTGAAACTTCCTTCTTTTCCGACCATACACTGAATGTATCATCTTCACCATAGGCTCTGACTCTTACTTTTGCCCCATCCATACCTTCCATGATGAATTCATCCTGTCTGCTTGTATAGAAATATGATTTATTTGTTTCATAAACTTTGGAAGTTCCATCATTCTTAATGACTTCTATCTTATATGATGTGGCATTTTCTACTTTATCCCAACTCACGCACAAATAAGAAAAAGAATATCTTCCCATAGTTTTATTCATACATGTTGCGCTCTCAATAATTGGTTTATCAAGAATACACTTCTTGAAATAATTTTCCACACCTGCACTAATCATATCTTTTGTGCTATCTGATAATTCAACATCAGGAATTTCAGGCATGTCTATCTCAAGTTTAGGTGTACATGCATTTGCTGTAGAATGCATCCCAATTGAAAACAACATCACCAACATCAGTGACAATAATACTTTAATCTTCTTCATGATTCATAACCCTTTCTTCAATCTCTTTCCTATATTCACAGTTGCAGTCCTTTTGTATATAGTCCCTCTCCACTTTAAGGTGTTCTTACAATCGTCAAATTACCTGACGCAAGTGCTGGTAAACCAGTAATGTTACCATTTTCATCGACCGAAATAGTCATACTCTTAGGAGTAGGGTTTCCCCAAGAAGCCATTGTGTAATACTTATCTCCACAAAAAGCATACTGAGGTGTTGTATAACCACTAGTAGTTCCTTTTCCGTATCCGTATACTTTGTATGTTCCACCTGTTCCACTGAATGTTGCAGATGGGGATGTCGCATTTGCAATAGTCTGTACTTCTGCATTTAATGTTGTATCTCCACCAGAACCACCAGACTCTTCTCTTGTGCCAACAACTTTAACACCTGCCACAGAAGTAAATGTTTTTCCTTTTGCTACATCGGAAGCAAGCGCATCACCGAAATTACTAGCATCTATGTGATGAAATATAGTTACACCACTTCTAATTAATGTGTCTTCTGAATATGTACGTTTTACTCCAATTTGGCTAGTTATTGACGAATACACTGCTTCACCATCTTTAAAGGTATTGTTTGCAGATTCCACATGTACATTTCCAGTAACCTTTTCTCCATTTGCCTCATACGCAATAACACCCTCTGCCATATCGCTTGCACTCACTGTACTGTCAGATATGTCGACAATCGTATTGCCACCATACACGACTTTATTTACTGCCATGTTCTATCACTCCTTATCCAATCGTCACCGTGGTTCCTCCGGCAGAGTTTTCCGACTCCACATAAGGAATTTTTGCAACCGTAACCTGTGACAAACAGTTATAGCCAGCGTCCGGAAGAATCGTCTGCTGTGTGCTGGACGGAGTGACTGTCTTGGCTTGTGCTTTCATTCCTTCGCTACTCGACATTGTACCCTTTACACCGAGAATCGTGATTCCCTCTCGAATATTATTAGCTGTGATCTTATCCTTTTCGGTTGCATCAATTCCAACCTTACCAGATCCATCATGGTATCCCTGTGCAATCACATAGCTATCCGTCAGAGTCTTGATAGAGCCTGTCACAGCTCCATTGTTTGGCATCGTTCCGGCAAGCTTTGCACCTCTTGCATAAGCTGTCTTTCCCTTTAAGATCTCCGCAACTGCGGCGTTAGCGTCATTAGAATCCACGTCAAATGTGCAAGCACCCGTGACCACCTCGCCGTCTTTTCCGTGAGCCGTGACACCTTCCAACAGCTTGTCCGCTGTCACTGTATCTCCTGTTAAATCAATCAGTGTCTTTCCACCATACACAACTTTATTAATTCCCATTGTTATATCTCCTTTCCAATAAACACTGTTTGTCCGCCTTCGAGGTTGCTCACCTCGAAGATCGGGATTTCTTTTATTCTCACATCTTCTGCAAGATATTT